ATGCGATCCGGTGACATCGCTTCGATTCATGCCGACTATGTTTGCGAGAATGACTCGTTCAAGGTCAACCTTGGCGAAGTCGTCGAGCATTCAATCGATTACCGAAAGCCTCGCGGATCGGTCTATGCTTTTTGGGCTGTGGTCAGGTTCAAGGATGGAGGTCGGAAGTTTGAGGTTATGACCAAGGACGAAGTTGACTCGATCAAGCAACGCTCAAGGGCTGGTAGTTCTGGCCCCTGGGTTACGGATTACAACGAGATGGGCAAGAAAACGGTTTTTCGTAGGCTCACCAAGTGGATTCCGCTTTCGGCTGAGATTCGCGACGCATACGAACGAGATGCGGACGGGCTCGATGTTGCTCAAGAATCGATCCGGCGCGTCACGCTTCAAAAGGTTGACCTACCGGCCATCGAGGGGCCAGCAGAATAGAGAACCAGGATCGGCGGCGTGGCGTAACCACGACTCGAAACGTGAGGCAGTTCAAAAAAGCGACGACCCAATAAGTCAGGATGCGACTGCAAGCAGGTAGCCAACCCTGCCCGATCCATTTGCCAAACCAATTCGGGGCGGCGTATGGAGGTGAATGATGGAGATCATAGCATGGTCAATCGTTTTGGTTTTCTTTGTGTTTTTAGTTGCGTTTGTTTTTGCAGTCTAGTCGGCTGTCGATCAACGCCAAGCTACTATGAAATTCTGGAGGTTAAAGATGGCAAGAAATCACGATTTAATGGCGGCGGAAGTTATTGCACGTTCGCAGATGTTGCTCGAACGGATCGACGATTTAGAGAGAGCATTGAGGAATATCCAAGTAGCTTGCGAAAGCAATAACGACAATCAGATTGTGATTCTCGCGATCCAAGACATTTGCAATCGGGCCATCGGTTCAAAGACATTAACAAAGGAAAGAGGTTAGCATGAAAGTTTTTTTGAACAGGTCGAAGTTTTTGGAGTCGTTCAATCTCGCAGCATCAGGGGCATCAAGTCAAGTCAAAGACGTACTTGGCAACGTGCTTATCGATGCGACTACGGGGCGGCTAGAGGCCAGCAACGGCGAAACGTCGCTGGCCGTTGATTACACCGCTTCACACGCTGAAGGATCGAGGCCAGGAGGGACGGCATTGCTCGATCCTCGCAGGGTCGGAGCGATCCTGAAAGAGTCCAGGTCGGAATCAGTCACGATCGAATCTGACGAAAGGTCGATCGAGATCACAACCGACGAAGGCTCTTTCACCTTGCAGGCTCGCAATCCAAGCGAATTCCCGAGAGTCTCGGCCATCGAGGGCAAGAGCATCGAGGTTGGCTCTACGGGCCTGCTAGGGGCCTTGCGACGGGTCGATTTCGCGACCGATGTTGACTCAACCCGATACCAACTTGGAGGTGTCAATTTCGTTGCCAGTGGCGATCGATTGGAGTTGATTGCTACCGATGGGCGGCGATTGGCCTACAGCGGACTAGATTTGCATCTAGGAAGCGATCTTGAAGGCGGTTCGGCTATTGTGCCAACAAAGGCTTTGGGACTCGTTAAACGATCGCTAGAGGGCTCGGAGGGCTTTGTGGGTGTTTCGGTCAATCGGTCGTCGATCCAGTTCAAGGGCGATAAAGTGGCGATTCAGACCAGGTTGGTAGAGGGTCGATACCCAAATTGGCAATCGGTTATCCCGACTGCTGATGGCATTGAGTACCGATTCTTGGCAGGGCCGTTCCTCCAGGCAGTTCGCCAAGCATCGGTAACCGCCGAGCAGGAATCGAGGGGCGTTGTCTTTAGCTTTGGCGATGGCTCTTGCAAGATCGCAGCTAAGGCGGCTGATGTTGGGCGATCGCAAGTATCTGTTCCGCTTGAGACTCCCGAGGATTTCGAGATCACGATGGATTATCGGTTCGTGCTCGATTGGTTGCAGTCGCTCGACAAGACCGATCAGGTTTCGCTGTGGTGCAAGGATCCTACAAGACCTACGTTATGGGTCAGCGGTGAGTCCAAATACGTCATTATGCCAATGAACAGGAGTTAAGATGCTTACAGATCCCAACGGCGATGGATATTTGCAAATCAGAGGTATCGGGCATCGAGAAATATCGTTCGAGATCGACGATCTCACAGGCGAAGTGTTTTTCGACTTGTTGCGAGCCAGCGGTTGTATCTATCGATTAGAGGCCAGGTCGTCGGATCGCGAAACAGGCTTAACTAAATTTGCGTTGATTCCTGATAATGGATTCGTGAAGGTTCTAAAGAGAGGTGAAAAATGACTGAACAAAAGATCGAAGCATTTTGGCGGGATGCAACCGCCGAGGACATCGCCAAGGTGATGAAGGGCGAGAAGGTTGAGGCTAGGTTCCGGGATGTTGATACGTCGATTTGGAGCGTTAGTAGATTTCTCGGTGGATATGATGCGACATGCCCAAACAGTTTGCATTGGATATCCAACAACGCAAACCAGTGGAAATTCTGCCAGGTCTACGATCCTCCGCAATGGTACACCGACAAGCCCGATCCCGGCGAAGGGTACAGGTTGCTTGAGAAGTTTCCCGATGAGGAACTTGAGTCAGAAGATGATTGGTTCACCCCGGAAAGTAAAATTTGGTCGCCTTCTATTAGGGCATGTAGAGGCGAACGGCAAGATGAGGATATCTGGTATCGCCGACGCATCGAGCCGGTGAAACATGATGCCGGATCTACTTGTGCAAGCAACATACCTAAAGGCTGGACGGCCCTTTCGCTCGATGAACCACGATTGGCGAGCGATGCGTACTGGTCTGCTCTTGTTGATAGTTGGGTGCTCATCGGAGACACCAGGCTTGAATCGGCTAACCGCGAAAAGTGGCCAGCGATCAGGCTTCACGATGTTAACCTCGTTCAAGGGAGATCCTATTTCCTTCCTAGTGGATTGACTTTGGAGGTCTACAAGAACGGCTTTGAGGTGTTCTGATGGAATCGATTTGCACCATCTGCGAGCGAACATTCAACCGATCTTTGAGTTATCGGCCAACATGCTGCTTGTCCTGCGATCCGCTCAAGCAAGCAGGCATGAGTCCTGAGGAAATCTGCCTGCAGCGAGCCGATAAGACTCGCTCGAAAGCAGAGTACCAACGGCTCATACTGGTCGCTCAAAAGCATCGGTTCAATCAAGAGGAATTCGCGAAGCAGAACGGCATCGACCAACGGCGAAACAACGAGCTTCGATCATTGCGATCAGGGCTCAAGGAACAGAAGCGAATCATCGCGGAAACCATCTCAGCGAAGCGAAGTACCAAAAAGGTTTGGCGTTGCTCACGTTGCGGCGATCTGCTTTCGGTCAAGCGTTGCCTAGCTTGCGAATTGGAGATTGCTCGATCGTGATACCGAAGGGACTCAAACCAGATGAACTGGAAAAGATCAAGCGAGTGTTAGCTAGGACTGACTCAGAGGAATTGTTCGACGAGCGTATAGCCATCGCGACGATTGAAGGTGTTGACGAAAACGAAGCGGTGCGTCTTGGTTATTTCCAAGTTCGCAATGCAAACAAACCAATTACGGATTACATCAAAAACAAATACCGAAAGGCGGTGGGTCTTGAGTAACAAATGGCAAGTCGGGCCGGTTAAGCTGGTCAATGGAGATGATGCGTTTATTGACGCAATCAACGAGGGGCAAGAGGGTTATCGATACACCGGGAGAATGAAACTTTACAACCAATGGACAGCGACAGGATGGGACGATACTGGACGCAGAATGTATTCAGAAATTGACAGTCCAGGAAACCTTGCCCCTCCACCAAAAAAGAAGGTGCGGATTCAAACATTGCTTGTGGTTTACGGAAACGGAAAGACCTGCAATTTCGGCTACAGCGATAGAGAAAGAGCGGTTATCGAAGCTAAACGGCGAGGTTTCGCGCTCATCGAGATTGATCGAGAAGTCGAGGAAGGGGAGGGGCTATGATCTACATCTACAAGGCTAGCGTGATTCGCGTAATCGATGGCGATACGTTCCAGCTTATGATTGACCAAGGATGGAGCGGATTCACTGAACAAAAAATGAGGCTTTACGGAATTGACGCGCCTGAGATGCGAACCAACGCAGGCAAGGATATTAGAGACGCATTGCGAATGCAATATCTCGCAGGCTCAAAGGTTATTGTGCAGTCGATTGAAGGGCCAAAGAAAAAGCAATTTCAAGACAAGTTCGGGCGATATCTCGCGATCATTTACGATGCAATGCCAGAGGATCCTCAGGCGATCACCAACGGCCAAAAGATCCTTGAGGTTGCTCCATTGTCGCTCAACTCTCGGCTCATCAATGATGGGCTTGTAAAGGAAAGGTACTGGTAGGTTTTTAGTTATATTTTTTGGAGGTTAAAATGGAGATTACTTTTGATCGAAAAACGATTGCGAGCTACATGCAATTCTTGCAGCTTAGGCAGTCGCCTGTTTACCACTGGAAAGGATCGGCGGCTGTCGTTCCCGACGAATACGCTTCATCCTTTGGCATGAAAGCGAAGCGACGCAAGGCTAGCTATGATCCTTGCTCGAAGTCCTTTGATTACCAGCGGGATATCGTCGGCATCGCAATACGCAAAAAGAAGTACGCAATCTTTGCGGATTGTGGACTCGGGAAAACCTTGATGATCCTTGAGTTCGCTAGACACGCATCGAAGCAAAGCGGCGGCAAGGTTCTGATTGTTTCGCCTTTGATGGTATGCAAGCAGACTGTTGATGAGGCATCGCGGTTTTATGATGATCTTTCGATTGGTCGCATCGTCGCATCGGACTTGCAAGAATGGTTGTCGAGTGGCGATGGCCCATTGATCGGCGTTACCAACTACGAAGCGATACGCGAAGGGCTCAAGCGTGGAAAGCTTAAAGGGCTTATCCTCGATGAAAGCTCGATGCTAAAGAGCCACTATGGGGCATGGGGTACGCGGCTTATCGAACTTGGTCGAGGTCTCGAATGGAAGCTATGCGCCACAGGTACACCGGCTCCTAATGATCGGATTGAGTATGCAAATCATGCTGTATTTTTGGATCGAGCCAAGACGGTCAATGAGTTCCTGGCTTGCTACTTTATCAATCGCGGGGAGACTCAAAACCGATGGGAACTAAAGCCTCACGCATTAAGGCCGTTTTACAAGTCGCTTTCGGATTGGTCGATATTCTTGACGAATCCAGCGGTTTACGGATGGCGTGATAATGTTGGAGTAACTCCACCTATCAACGTGCATATCCATCATATCGACTTGACTGATGAACAACGTAATGCGGCTCAAGCGTTGACAGGCAACCTAGTGACGACATCGGTAGGTGGAATCGGCCAGCGTGGAAAGCTATCGCAAATTGCAAAAGGCAAAAACGGGATCGCTTCAAACAAGAATGATTTCATCAGGTCGCTGGTTGATTCATGGCCGGATGAGTCAACCATAATTTGGTGCAACTACAACGATGAGCATGACCAAATGGAAGCTACTTTCCCTGATGCGGTTTCGGTCAGTGGTGACACTAAGGAGAGCGACCGGCAAACGATGATCGATCGGTTTAAGTCTGGCGAAGTCAAAACACTGATTACCAAACCAAAGATCCTTGGCTTCGGGCTTAATCTTCAGGTTTGCACTAGGCAAGTTTGGTCGGGGCTCAAAGACAGTTACGAGGAATACTATCAAGGCGTAAAGCGATCCAACCGGATCGGCTCAACAAGACCGCTCAACGTGCATATTCCGGTGACGGAATTGGAGGTGCCGTTTGTCGAAAATGTTTTGCGTAAAGCGGATCGAGTCGAGCATGACACGAATGAACAAATGAGGCTATTTAAGGAGATTGGCCATGAAGGTTTCATCGGAAAGAATGACTGAGATCGAGCAACATGCTCGACGGTTTGGCTCTGCTAATTGCTGGACAGGCACTAGCGGGACATTGGCGACAATGATTATTGAATTACTCAACCACATTAAGGAGATTGAACAAGATGAAAAACGAACTGCTTAGCGATGGCGAACAATGGAAGATACACAATGGAGACTGCATTCCTCATATGATTGAGGACATGCCTGAATCCAGCGTTGATTTTGCGGTATTCAGCCCACCATTTCCTAGCTTGTACGCTTACACCGATTCGGTATCCGATATCGGCAACGTCGATGCGATGGGCATGGAAGCAAAAATCCATCTTGGGTTTTTCTTCACCGGCCTGGCAAGAGTGCTCAAGCCGGGACGGGCGGCTATTGTTCACGTTTGCCAAATCCCGCGTATGAAGCGATCCGGCGGCGTTGGGCTCTGCGACTTCCGAGGGCTCAACATTCGCTTAGGTGAGCGTGCTGGATTAGTCTATGAGTACGATTGGAGCGTCAGAAAGAATCCGCAAGCTCAAGCGATCCGAACTAGATCGAGGGAGCTTCAATTCGCTGGGCTCGAATCCGATCGGGCGGCTCAACGTGGGACGCTTCAAGACTACTTGATTAAGTTTCGCAAGCCTGGCGAAAACCAAGTTAAGATTGACTCGGAGAATCAGGTCAGTCGGAACGATTGGATCGACTGGGCGGAAGGGTGCTGGAGTGACATTCAAGAGACTGACACTCTTAACACGGCTGAGGCCAAGTCTGAGGATGACACAAAGCACATTTGCCCGCTTCAATTGGAAGTAATCCGGCGATGCGTTCTGCTTTACTCAAATCCAGGCGAGATCGTTTTTAGTCCGTTTACTGGCATCGGATCAGAGGGCTACATTTCACTAGGTGGCAAGTCACCTAAGACCAAAAAGGCGATCGCTAATCCACGTCGGTTTTATGGTTGTGAATTGAAGCCCGAATACTTTCGGCAAGCGGTTAAGAATCTCGATCGTGCTATTAACGGTCGCGAGTCCGATTTACAGCCAACCTTATTTGATTGATCCTTCTCAGGTCGGTTCGCCTCGGCAAAGGTGCTTGCTCTTTGAACATTGCAGCAAGAGTCCGGCCAAATGAACTGGTGCGCGGTACGAGCCGGCCTAATCAGCTAATCGACCGCCGGTAAGTAAGTGGCTAATCTCCACACTGCTTGCCACAGGGCCGTCCGTTCTAACGGGCGGGCGGCTCTTTTGTTTCGAGTTTCGTTCGTTTTTCACAAAGAGGAAAATCATGGATTTCAATTTCGATGTTGGTGGGTCATCCGATCCAAGCAAACTCGCAAAAGGCGATTATGCTTTTGTCTGCGAAGATGCAGAGGTCAAGACTACTAGGGCTGGAAATGGACAGTACGTCAATTGCAAGTTCGTCGTTGCCGATGGGCCATGCAAAGGAAAGACTGTTTGGACGATGTTCAACATCTCCAACCCAAGCGAAACGGCTCAAAAGATTGGGCGTGAGCAATTGTCTAAGCTCTGCATGGCGATTGGTTTTAAGGAAGGTGACAAACTGACCGATACGGCAATGCTTTTGCGTAAGCCGTTCAAAGGGTCGCTTGACATCAAGCAACGCAAAGACAACGGAGAAAACTATTTCGACATCGTAAAGTTCGACAAGCTTGACGATCAAACAGCAGCAAGGATCCTGAAAGAACAAGCCGACAGGATGATAAGCGACAGTAGCGAAGCTCCATTTTAGTGTTGACTAGCGTTTTCACGGATCATAAATTATGTTTGCCTTCGTGACGGTCGGCAAAAAAAGAAAACCAAAATAGCCTCGCCGGTGCTCTTCTGCGCATCAACTGCGCGTCGACCGTCACTCCACCGGCGGGGCTTTTTCAAACAGGACGGTTGAAAATGAAATTGCATTGGTATCAAGAGGAAGCGGTACGCCAGACCTGGCGATGGCTCAAAGAGAAGCAAGGAAATCCTTGCATTGTTCTACCGACAGGGGCAGGCAAAACATTTGTGATGGCTCAGATGATTGCCGACGCGATCAATCAAGGCAAGCGGGTAATCATGGCAACTCACGCAAGCGAATTACTTTCGCAGCTAGAGGAAAAGCTAATCGGCTTTGGGCTCGGGCCTCGGGTCGGAATGTACTCGGCTGGTAAGGATCGATATGAAACCGGAAAGGCTGTTATCCTCGGTGGCATTCAATCGATCTACAACAAGACAGAGCTGTTTGGTCATCAAGATTTGATATTTGTCGATGAGGCTCATCGGATCAACCCTCGGTCAGAGTCGACGCAATATGGCCAAATGTTCCAAGGCTTTCCGTCGGCAAGGATCATCGGGCTAACGGCAACTCCATACCGATTAGGCTCGGGCTGGATTTGCGACTCGGACGCATGGTTAAACGAAATCAGCTATGAGGTTTCGGTTACCGAATTGATTGCAGGCGGTTTCTTGTGTCCACTCCGAAGCAAGTGGCTAAACGGCATCGACAGCCAGGCATTAAGCGTATCATCTACCGGCGATTTTGCCGAAGGTGAAATGCAAGACGCTTTCATGGAGAAGCTTTCGCAGATCGTCCAAGATATGTACGTTCGATGCAAAGACCGGCGAAGCGTGATCGTATTTGCGGCTGGTGTGAATCAAGCCTACGCAGTTCAAAAGATCCTTTATGATTTCTTCGGCGATGCTTGCTGCGAGGTTGTCACAGGCGAAACGAGCGAAGCAGAACGCAAAGACATTTTCGACGATTTCCGGTTTGGTGGCCTCAAATACTTGGTCAATTGCAATTGCTTGACCGAAGGATTCGACGCTCGAAACGTGGATTGCGTTGTCTTGCAACGAGCGACAATCAGTCCAGGCCTCTACTACCAAATGGCAGGGAGAGGTCTTAGGACGCACGAAACCAAGAGCGATTGCTTGGTTCTCGACTATGGCGAAAACATCGCAAGACACGGGCCTATAGATGCTATCGATCCAGGCAGGCGGAAGCGCGGCAAGACAAAAGCACTCGAAGCACCTGTAAAGCAATGTCCGAATTGCATGGAAGCAATAGCGATCCAATGCAAAATCTGTCCGCATTGCGATTACATTTTCGAGACTGAACCAGCAATCAAAATCTCGGACAAGCCGTCGAGCGAATCGATTTTGAGCGATGGCGAAGAAAAAGACGATCTTGAGTTTGTGCCTGTAAAGCGGATCGATGTTTCTTTGCATTCAAAACGAGGGAGTTTTGGCGATGGGCCGAGATCGATAAAAATTACCTACTACGGTTACTCGACAATGGCTCCACTGATAAGCCAATGGATCAACTGCGAGCATGAAGGATTCGCCAGGATAAAGGCCGAACAATGGTGGATGAAATTCAAGACTGGTAAGCCATGCCCGGCTAACGCCGAAGATGGCGTTGAGATTTTGAATCAGCACTTCCAATTGAATCCATTGGCAATCCCATCGGCGGTCAAGTTCGGGCCACAAAAGAAGGATCCGAAGTGGGATGAAGTAAAATCGATTTCGTTCGCTAAGAAGTATCGTGCTTTCATTGGCAATCCATTTGCCGAAGCGGGGGGTGCAAATTGACCTATAACCTCAAAGACTTCGCTCAATGGGTGACTTGGAAAGCGATAGACGGAAAGAAGTCTTTCGCGACTTCGGACGGCAAAGCGGCTAAGTCGAACGATCCATCGACTTGGAGTTCGTTTCAAGCAATTGAAAGTCTTGGAAATCATTGCTTTGTTTTCTCGACGGAAGATCCTTTTTTTGGTATCGACTTGGACGATTGCATACATGACGGCAAGCTATCGGCAACGGCTCAAAAGCTTGTTGATATGTTCGACGGCAAAGCATCAATCGAGGTGAGCCAAAGCGGAACAGGCTTGCACATTACCGGCGCGGGCCGAAAGCCAAGCGAGCGAAGTCTCTACACGATCGACGGACAGAGAGTCGAGGTCTACGATTCCAAGCGGTTTTGGATTGTCACATGGCAATTGCTAGACCCGTCGAGCGAAAACAGCATACACGATTGCCAAAGCGATCTTGATGCGGCGATCGCTTGGATGGAATCATTCGACTCCAAGAAGCAACCGCAAAAGAAAGATCCGCCAAAGCCTGCCTTGGTTTCGAGCTCAAGCGATCTTGAGAACAGAGCAAGAGCGTATCTTGCCAAGGTTCCTGTCCCGATGCGAGGGGAACGAAACAACGGGATATTCAAGGCTTGCGGACACTTGCATTCAATGCGAGATGAGATCGGCGGAAAACTTAGCGTCGATCAAGTGGCGAGCCTGGCTCAAGAATGGTACGGAACTTCGGATCCAGAAGTCGATTTTAACTACATTCACCAGCGAGCTAGAACGAGCGAGGTTTGCGGGACTCCAAGAGCCCCAAAGGTGATTGAGACCGGCTACCGTCCGATCGAGCCATGCGAGCTCATCGAGATTGATTTGTCGGCTGAAATCGATCCGGCTGAATTCGTCGAGTCGCTCGTACCAGATCGAGGTCTAATCAAAGAGGTCTATGATTTCTACCAAGATCAGGCGATCAGCCCAAGCAGCATCATCGGGATGGCAACGGCGGTTTCGTTTGCCGAGATGCTTTTCGGCCAAAGGATCCAAAGCCAAACGGCACTAAGGACGAATGACCTAAATGTAATCCTCGGGCCGACAGGATGCGGCAAAGAGGCTTGCGAAAAGACCATAACACGGATCATGGATGCGGTCGATTCTCCAGGTATGGTCATGCCTGCAGGAGTTCAAAGCGGTAACGGATTGCTAGGCTACATGGCAGACAATCCGGTTTGCATTTGGGTTAAGGATGAGTTCGGAGTCTACTTAGAGAATGTTTTCGGAAAGCGCAAGCAACCGATGGAGGCTCAGGTTGGCCGTCTGCTGCTCGAGCTCTACAACAAGGCCGAAACCCGCTACAGCGGCAACGCGCACGCCAGCGGGTGCAAGAACGCCATCGATCAGCCTCATTTGGTGCTACTCGGATTAAGCACACAAGGAACGATCTTCGATAGCTTGAGTTTCAAAGACGTTGAGAATGGACTGATAAACCGGATTGCCTTTTGGGTGGTCACTGAAAGACCGGCTCTCAAAGAATTCCCGAAGATGGCAAGGGTTCCAGATAGCCTTCGCAACAGGGTATCGGGTTGGCTAGGAATCAAGCCAATGGGACGCATCGACGGATCGCTAAACGAAAGGCCGGATCCTTACGTCATCAACATGACCGATGAGGCTTTCGCAAGGTGGAATCGGCATCGAATGGCGATCCATGAGCGATCAAGCGCGGAGGACGATGGGCGGTCGAGCCTATGGACTAGGACAGCGGCCAGGACGATGAAGTACGCTTTGGTTCATTGGGCAAGCCGATACGATCTAGGTCTACTTAACGAATTCCAACAGGCGAGCAATCCCGGTAAGATCGAGGTCGAGGACGTTGAATGGGCGATCAGGCTAAGCAACTTTCTGACTCGCTCGGCTTGCACCCTAATCGAGAACAACACGGTCAACACACACAAGGGACGCGGCGAGGTGGCTATCCTCGATTTCGTTTCAAAGGCTACAGGATGGGTCAACCTGCGAACGATTATGAATCGAAAGCACATCTCCAAGGGCGATCTTGTTTCGGCGGCTGTCAGGTTGGAATCCGAAGGTAAGATCAAGCTCGATCAAAAGCCATACGGAAAAGGCGGCAAAGAGCAGATCCGAGTCTCAAAAATAGACTCCTAAAGTTGTCGCAAAAGTTGTCGCAAAAGTTGTCGCAAAACAGATAACAGTTTTGAAAGGTAAGAAAAACAAATGCAATCCAAGACAGCATTAGTAAAAGTTTGCGACAAGTGCGACAAGTTTGCGACAACTTTGCGACAACTTCAAAAGAACAAAAAACCAATAAATTCATTGATATATATATATATATATACAGAAGTTGTAGCAACTTGTAGCCTTTGTGGTGTGCCTGTCCTTTTGGGAACCCTTTGGGCTCTTTGGGTGAATCTGTCTGTCTGTCCCTATATTGCGACAACTTTTTATGCGACAACCGCGACAACTTCACCAAAAGGAGGTAGCCTGAAATGAAGCTTTCCGAATACTTTGCCAACATCGAGGATCTTAAATCCGAAAACAAAGACCTTCGCAAGCAGCTTGAGCGAACGAGTCGAAAGCTGACCGAATCTCAGGCAAGAACCAAAGAGTTATTCGACGCACTCCGAGCCGTCGTCAAGTCGGATCATCCAGCGTTAAGGAGGAAGAAATGAAAATCGGCGATAAGGTTTGGGTTCGGGCTACGGTGGTTGAAGTTGACAGCGAAGGCGCAAGGCTAACCACCGAAGTGTACGGGCAGAGATTTTGGGCGGCGAACAAAGAGTTCAGGCATGAGGACGACATGCTCGATGGGACTGAGAGAATCACAAACTACAAAAGAGGAAGCGAGGTGCAAGGTGAGTGAGTTAAAACCAGGCGATAAGGTTTGGGTGCAGGCTGAAGTGATTGACATCGAAGGAAGTTCTGTTCGGGTGCAAGGTCCTCTGTGTAGCGGTGCGTTTTGGGTGGTTAAAAGAGACTGCCGACCCGTCGAGCCCGAAGCGGTTGAGCAATCCTTGACAGCCGATCCGGTCAATCCATCGCACTACAAGCAATTACCGGCTGAGACGATCGACATCATCGAAGCAGCAATTGTCAAGGCACCAAACAACAAAGCGGCTGGATTGCATTGGCAGGTGCTTAAGTACGTTTTGCGGTGCTGGTTCAAAAACGGCATCGAGGATCTTAAAAAGGCTCGATGGTATCTCGATCGGTTGATTCAAGAGGAGGAAGCAAAGTGAAAATTTTTATCTCAGGAGAGCCGGTGGCGCAACCACGGCCAACGATTTCGACTCGCGGCGGGTTCGCGCGGGCCTATGTTGATGCAAAACATCCGTGCCATGCGATGAAAGAGGCTATAAGGCTCGTTTGGCAAACCAAGGTAGGCCGATGCCTTACCGGGCCGGTATCGGTTCGCATGGTCTTTTGGTTTGATCGGCCTAAGGGCCACAGCAAGGCTAGGCGAAGCAATAGCGAACCGAAGATATCACGCCCGGACATAGATAATGCTTGCAAGCTCGTACTTGATGCCTTAAACGGTGTCGCTTACATCGATGACGGACAGGTCTACAGGCTGACTGTCGAAAAGTGGTACGTCGGGCCAGAGGATCAAGTCGGGACATGGATCGAGGTAACTCAATGACGCAACGAAAAAACATCAGCCAACCGCCGGACTTTTGGGACGTTGTCGATCGCGCAGCAATCGAGCGAAAGACCACCAAGAGCCGATTGATTTTTGACGCTCTAAACGCTTTCCTTGGGCTGAATATGGAGCGAAAGAGGCAACCACGGACGAAAGTAGCCAAGAAAAAAAAGACGCGCCCAAAGCGAATTTAGGGCCGTTGCTTGCAATTTCAGCGGGTCAAGCCTAAAATGCGGGAAAGGAGTCAAAATTATGGAAAGTCTTTTTAAGTCCAAACGCTTTTGGGTTTCGGCTGCGGCCATTGCCGTTGTCGTCCTGAAAGATAAAGTGCCTTTATCTGAGGATCAAATCCAGTTGCTCGTTTACACGATTGGAGCTTGGGTTGTCGGAGAATCGGTTCGTCCAGTGGATCCAAAGCCGGAGGTGGCAAAGTGAATCGCGTAAAATTTGCTGACAGGCTAAAGGCTCGAAGGGCGGCTCGTGAAATCTGGATCGCTCGTCGATCCGATCCAACGGTGGCTGACCTCGTTGCAAAGACCATCGACGGCGATGAGGAAGCCGGAAAGTTGCTTTTCGGCTCGCATCCTGAGTTAGTCGGCATCGATCCGGCTACGCTCTTTTTGCTGATTCAGATCGCTCTTAGATTGTGGCTATGGTGGCAATCGCAGAAGGTCGAGAATCCTTCGGAGGATGTTGCGGTTGGTG